ACCTGCCATCCCGCCACGTCGGCGATCTCGGGCCACGGCGTGCCGACAGCCAGCGGCCCCTCGCGCGCGAAGAAGAACCGCGGCTGCCGCTCGACCACGCCCTTCTGCCAGCAACTGTTGACGAACGCGTCGCCATGACGCCTGCGCATGTCGGCCATCAGCCCGGCGATCCCCGGCATGGCTGCGGGCAACCAGTTCCACCGCATCAGCCGGCAACCTTCGACAGCGCACCCATCCGGCGTTCGAACGCCACCGGCCCCACTCGCTCTGCTGCCTGACGCGACAGCGCCTCGAAGGCCAGCCGCTTGCGGTACGTCGGCTTGCGCACGAACACCATCACCGGAGCGATGTCCGAGCCGTGGATACCCTTGCGGCTGTAGATGCCCGGCTGCAGGTGCGCTCCGCTGCCGCCACGCAGCCGGCCTTGAGTCGCGAAGTACTCCACGCCGTTGATGCGCAGGAAGCCAGCATCGCCGCGCCGCTTTTGCCCCAGGGCCTTGCGCCGTTTGTCGGTCATGTTGGCGCGGTAGCCCTGCTCGCCCTGCGCTCTGAAGTAGCTGAGCAGCTGCGCCACGAAGGCGCCCTTCAGATTGCCGAAGCGGTCGATCTTGTCGGCCGGCGCACCCTTGCCAATGGCGGTCCAGAAGCCAGGCTGCAACAGGCCGACCCGCCGCAGCGACCGCTCGCTGCGCTTGGCCGACCGATCCCCCCCGAACACATGCGGCGCCAGTATGCGCGCGGGGTCGGCGCCCTTGCCGCCCAAGCTGCGCGGCCACAGTCGCGCGCTCAGCTTCACCGGTGACGCCATGTCCACCCACAAGCTGCGTTGCACGAAGGGCGTAGGCCGATCAAAGACCCGTGTCATCTCTGCCTGGACATCCTTGCGCGCAGCGTAGGCTTGGTCGTTGATGACCTTGGCCGCGACGCCTGCCATGCCCGCACCGATGCGTTGCACGCCTGCTGCGGCCTGCTTCAGACCCTTGGTCTGAGCCTTCATGACCGCCTCCGCGCCGCCGACTGGACGTCCGGCACGCCAGCCCTGGCCAGCATCCCGCGCAGATCTGCCACCAGGGACACGACCTGGTCCATCGCATGGTCGCGCGCCGCGCCGTGGTCGCCCAGGTATTTGCCGATCAGGTAGTAGATCGGCGTCTTGTCGCCGCTGGTCTGGATGTAGCGCTCCAGCTGGTCGACGCTGAACTTCCGTTGCCCGTCACCCGCCAGCTGCACGCTCAGGTTGCCCGGCGCCTCGTCGATGTCTGCTGCTGCTCGCTTGAGCCCCCGCTGGTAGACGCCCTGGGCCACCACTTCGCGCAGGCAGCCAAAGCGCTCCGACAGGCTCTCGTCCAGGTCCAAGGTCAGTTGTCTCCGGTGTGATTCACTGATAAGCGGCGATGGCATTTCGTATCTCTGAGGTGCGGGAGTTATCAGTCGCGGGCGCCAGACTGGCGCCATGAAAACGCTTCTCTTCAGGTCGTGGGTCCGCGCCTCAGCGCAGCCGGTGGGCAGGTCGTGGCGCAGCCGCTGCGATAGCAGAAAACACCCCGCCCGCACGACCCGTGGCGCCGGCCGGGAGGAGGCAGCCCTTCCAGGCCGCGCGGGCGCCGCGTCGCCGCGGCCAGAGGGGGCAAAACTGGTGGCGAAGCACTGGCGCCTGCCCTGCCTTGGTTACGCTCGCGGTCCCCACGACAGCAAGCCCAAGGAGGGCAGGCGTGAGCACATCCGAACCAAGACGACTCGTCATCAACCCACTGGTCAAGTGGGGCGTGCATCCTGCCCACCAACACCAGCTGCGGTACGTGGAAGGCATCGCCGGGCCAGTCCGGCGGCTGCCAGAGGTGGGCGAGGTGTTGACGCTCGAATTCATCGTCGACGCGACTACAGGTCTTCCGTGCCCGGTTCGCGTTTGCGAGATCCAGCATCACAGCCATGCAACTGGGACGCTGGTTGTGCCTGTGCTGCTGAAGCATCAGCCGGACTGATCACCAGGTACCGCGGATCCTGCGCCAGCGCCTCGTGGTCGACCTGCTGGACTTCGGAGCTCAAGAAGCAGTACTCCCGGCCGTTCTCGCCGACAAATCGTTCAAGCGGCATTGCTGATCTCCTTGATGCTCAATCGCTCGACGGTCACGCCGCCTGCTGCTCTTGGGTTGCGGGCTCGGCGGAGCCGATTCGGAAGTGGTCCAGCAGAGGCTGGATGGTCTGCACTCTTGGGTTCTCGCGGTCGCCGTAAGCGATCTTCCGCATCAGGTGCACTGACACTTGATCCGTGTCCGGCCTTCCCGCATTGATGGCTTGCGCAATGGACGGCCACTCACCCGGGCCGGCAGAGCGCAGCGCAGCTTTGAGGCGGTCGATGATTGATTCCATGCGGCCATGCTATCCCGATTTTGGGATGACTGCAAGCCCATGTATGGGACGCGATTGCGGGCACGATTTGTTCGTGCCGAAGACCATCATCGCCAACAACCTACGCCGCCTTATGGAGGCTAACCCCAAGCTGGGCACGATCAAGAAGATCGTCGAGGCGGGAGGCGGGACCAATGGCACCGTTGGCCGAATGGTCAAGGGCTCCACCTCGTGTGGCGTAGATGCCCTCGCACAAGTGTCAGCGGTCTTCGGCATGGAGGCGTGGCAACTGCTTGTGCCAGACCTTGACCCAGAGCATCCGCCAATGCTGGAGATGGACTCGCGCAGGGTGGACTTGTTGGCCGCGGAACTCGACAACATCGCCGAGCGAGTCAAGAACAGACGCCGCTGAAGTCATCCCAAAAAGGGGATTGACACGTCCCACGTTTGGGACGAAACTGCATCCCATGCCCTGACGCACCCGCCATCCCGGCGGCCGGACGGGGCGGGGGACTGCGGTGGCACAAGGACACGAAGGGCTGACGCGCCGAAGCTCTGTAATGAGCCCGGTCTGGCGCCACCTTGCCATGGCCGTTGCCATGACCGCGGCATGCGCGGTGATCGTGCTGCTGGGCGGCTGCACCACTGCGCCGGCCAGCGACTGGCCGCGCCCGCTGCACGAGCAGCCGCCGCCGGGCGGCTACGTCAAGCCCGCCACGGCCGCGCAGCTCGATGCCGCGTGCCCCAGCGACCTGTCGCTGCAAAGCACGCTCGCCCGGCACGCCGAGCGCACCGACGCCGACGCCGAGCGCATGCGCGCCGACTTCTGGCGCGCGCAGTTCCTGACCTGCTCCGCCATGGCCAAGCAGCACCTGCATGGGGGCCGGCCTTGAACGCGACCCAACGCCGCGCCGCCATCCGGATGGCGGCCGCCATCGAGCCCGACCCGCGACGTGAGCGTCGCGTCCCCGATCTGCTGCAGCGCTGGTCCTGGCGCGCCGCAGGCCTGTGCGGTTTTGCGTTCATCGGGTGGCTTGCCGCCCAGGGTGTGTGACCATGCACATCCCCATCCTCGACGCACGGCACTTGCCGCCGCGGCGCTGCTCGTCGGACGCCTGCGACGCTGGCCAGTGCCCCTGCCCGGAGGCCTGCGAGATCGCCGAGCCGCCGATGACTGCGCACGACGCGCGGAGGCTTCTCGTCCTGTGCTGCGCTGCCTGGGGCCTGCCGGCCGCGCTGGCGCTGCTGTGGTGGCTGGCATGAGCCCGCAGCCCACGACACCGCTGACGCCGCTGTCGCGGCCCGACCTATTCCAGCGCGCGCTGCGGCGCATCGACCGGGACAACCGCTTCGCGACCGTCGCGCAGGCCCTGGCCTGCCCGTACCGCGGCCCGTGCGTCCGAGCGCTGGCCCTGGCGCTGCTGCGCGACGAGCAACAGGCCGAAGCCGCCCGCCGCAAGGCCACCGCGCGCCAGTTCGACGCCCGCCGCGCGGCCGCCAATGACTTTGACCACGACACCGAAGACCACCCCACCCATGCATGACACCGCACACCTTGTCGACGGCCCCTGCGCCGTCACCGCCATCGCAGCCGCGCACCAAGCCGTCGTCGTCCGCTTGACGCCTGCGCCGCCCATCATGCGCGAGCGGCTGCCCGCCGGCCACACGCTGGTCGGCCTGTGCGGCGCGGCCGGATCGGGCAAGAGCACGGCCGGCGACATCCTGGTCGACCGCCACGGGTTCACCAGTTGGGCCTTCGCCGAGCCGTTGCGCGACATGCTGGCCGCGATGTTCGAGCCCGCAGGCATCGACCACCGCTGGTTCACCGAGCCCGGCCTGAAGGAACAGCCCATCCCCGAACTCGGCTTTACCGGCCGGCTGCTGATGCAGACCCTGGGCACGGAATGGGGCCGCAATCTCGACCCCAGCCTGTGGGTGCGGCTGACCTCCCGCGCGCTGGGCCTGCACGACCTGCCCGACAGCGCACCGGTGCACGACCGCATTGTGATCACCGACGTGCGCTTCCCCGAAGAGGCCGCGTGGATCCAGGCTCTCGGCGGACACGTCATCCTGGTCGACCGCCCGCAGGCGTGCCCAGTGCGCGCCCACGACAGCGAGGCGCACTACCGCTGGCTCGGGCACACCGCCGTCATCGACAACTCCGGCGGCCTGGGGCAGCTGCACGCGCAGGTTTCGCAAGCGCTCCTGCACATCGACATGCTCGACGACCTGCCGCTGATGCCCTGACGCGTCATGGGACGCACCGCAAAGCCCCGCCGCGCCTACAGGCCACGCCCCGTGATTGCCGACACCGTCGAGACCGCCATCGCCCGCGCCGGCCTGCTGCCTGAGTCGTCGCGCCAGGCGCTGCGCGCGCCGATCATCGCGGCGCTGGACGGCCTGCGCACCGGCACCGGCCAATGGCCCGCCTGGTGCAGCATGGCCGATGCGCTGAACGTCGCCGAACAGCTGGCAGCCGACGGCATCGCCAGCAATCACGCCGGCACGATCGCTGCAGCACAGTCCGTGCTGGCCGACCTGCACGCGCGCCTGGCCAAAGGTGCACCCTGGACGCTGCGTGCCGCCGAGCTGAAAACGCTGCAGGACGCCGCCGAGATCGCCGAGATCCAGCTCGAGTACGCCAGCCAGGGCGAGGTCGCCGACGCCATCGAAAGCGTCAAGCGCCGCGTGGCCGGCGCACTGGCCGGCAGCGTCGGCGCAGACACCACCGTGTGCATCGGCGGCCTGGGACGCGACCGCACGACCGTCGACACGACCGTCGAAACCAACGCCGAAGCCGCCGCATGACCACCGCCACCCGCCCACTTGGCCGCGTCCAGGCCGCGATCCTGGGCCTGCTGCAGGACATGCAGCCCCGCAAGCCGCTCGAGGTCCAGCAGGCCCTGGGCATCACCAACACCAGCGCCGACAACGCCCTCAGGACCCTGGCCGCGTCCGGCCTGGTGCTCCGGCAGCCTGACGGCTGGTACATCAACCGCGGCGGCGATGTCGACCAGGCGCTGTGCCGCGCGGTCAGCGTGTGGGCGTATGCGGCGCGGCTGGCCACGCCGAGGACCACCGCATGACAGTGACCGCCAAAAGCTATGACAAGCTCCTATGGGGCGTTCGCTTCACTGGCTCGTCGGTTGACCCGGTGCCGATGCTGATCGGCACGCTTTGGATGGACCGGGCGCGGGAACAGGCGTACCCCGGCGAGCCTACACGCGCCCTGCTTTTCACCACGCGAGCCGCCGCGCGAGAGTTCTGCCGGTATCAGATGGCGCGTTGGTCACTGGGCGACAGCATCGTGCGCCAGTGGCGCGTGCAGCCAGTGCGCGTGCGGGAAGTGGTGGCCGAGGTTGCCGGGGCCAAGACGAGGCTGCGATGCGGAAAATCGGCCCGCACATCGACCTCGCGGTCACCCGCGCCCCCAGCGACGGTGTCGGCGTGATGGACTGCGATGCGCTGAAGGCCGCCGCATGAATCGCGCCAACCTGACCGCCGCCACAGCAGCCGCGACTCCATGGGACTGCCTCCTGCGCCAGCCGCCGCAGCGCATGGCACCGCGCGTCGACCCCGACGAGCAGATGGCCCAGCCCGGCACGAAGCTGGCCAGGCTGCTCGCTGTCCTGGCCGAGCGCGGCAGCTGCACGACGCTGACGCTGTCGGCCTGCACCGACCTCGAGTCTCGCCAAGTGTGGGGGCTCTTGAAAGCACCGCGCGCCATCGGGCAGGTGGAGTTCCTGGATGGCCGCTGGCAGCTGGTGCACGGATTCGCCGGCCGCGACGTCGAGCGCGCCGCTGCTCTGCTGCGCGATCTGGGGTGGCGGGTCCTGCCGCCTAGCGTTCGAGGTAACGCGGGCCAGACGGCCTGCACGAAAGGTGAGCAATGAGCACAGATGAACCAGGCCGTTTCGCCTCGCCGTTGACCGAGCAGTTAGGCCCGGAAGTTGATGCCGGGAAGGTAGCGTGCGGCCCTACGCTGTACGAGGTGACGCACACCCACGGGCACAAGACGCTAAAGGTTGGCGACCTTGTGCAAATGGTGGAAGACCCGCGCTACAACAACTTTCTGCTGCGCGCCGACTTGACGCTGCACGAGTTGCAAGGCGATCACGACCAGTATGTGCACCTGCGACTGGTGCCGATGGAAGCAAGGGCTTAACACGGAGTTCAGGCCGCACCCGCCTGCGGGTGTCGGCCCTGCAACGGTGGGTTAGGCGCGCGGTGGAGATCGACGACGTGACGATGACGACAACCAATCCCGGAGCGCGGCCACGCCGCCGCGCGCTTGCAGCTCAGCCCAATGCTCGTCGCTCAGGCGCATGGTTCGGACTGGCGCCTCAGTGCTGGCGCCGGGCGGCAGGGGCGGACGCCCCCGGCGCTTGGGCTCGGGGGCTGCGCTCACTTGATGGCCGCCCACTTGCCGCCGCTGACGGGCACGGACGCGACGGGCAGCTTCACGCCATCGAACCATTCGCACAGGTAGATCGTGGCGTCGCGGTAATCGTCGGCGAACAGCTTGCGGGCTTCGGCCTTAGCCGCGCGCTCAGTGGTGGCCTTGAGGTTGGCGCCCCAGTCGGAATTGCTGCGCTTGACGTAGGCGTAGAACTTGGTGGCGGTGGCTGCGGTCATGGTGTCTCTCCTGGTGGCCGGTGCTGCCCTGTGCATCACCGTGGAATAGACTGTATTACGAACAATGCAGGGGCGCAAGCACTTTTTTGTAACACGCGTAAAGCGCCTAACGCTGTTGCGGGTCAACTTGAGCGAGGGGTTCGGCCTCTGGCTCCGAAGCGAGGAAGCGATGACTGGAGACGGAAGCATTGCCGCAGCGCACGAGTGGAAGCCGGGCCGCTGGATCGTGCGCGCTCTGCTGGCGCGCGAGCTGTGGTTTCAAGACAGCGGCGACGGTCGGCACTACCACTGGCTGCGCGTGGGGTGCTACGTGCGCCCGGAGAGCCCGAGTCTGCGCGTGTTCACCGTGATCGCGTGGCGGCTCAAGGTTTCATGGGGCCGCGCCGCATGAGGCCGAACTTGAATTCGACCGCGAAACCTGCGGCGTAACACCGGCAGCACCCCATGCCCACCTCGGAAGCGACCGTTACGCGCCGCAGCGCGCCGCTACTGCGCGAGGCCCCGGCACGCACCCAGGCGCCGGCGCCTCAGCGCGAGCTCGGCGGCATCGCCCCTGGCCAGCCAGGCTACCTGCACCAGCAGGTGATTGCGGCGATCCGAGTGCGGCACTACAGCCGGCGCACCGAGCAGGCCTACTGGCACTGGACCGCGCAGTTTGTTCGCTGGGCGGGTAAGCGCCACCCCGCAGAAATGGGCGCAGCAGAGATCGGCGCGTTCCTGTCGCACTTGGCCACCGACCGCGACGTCTCGGCCAGCACGCAGCGCCAAGCGCTGGCGGCGCTCCTCTTTCTGTACCAGAAGGTGCTGGAGATCGACCTGCCCTTCATCGACGGGATCGTGCGCGCCAAGCAGCCGCAGCGGCTGCCGGTTGTGCTCACGCGGGACGAGGTCGCGCGCCTCTGGCAGCAGATCCCCGAGGCCTGCCCGCGAGGCCTGGTGCTGCGCTTGATTTACGGCACCGGCCTGCGGCTGATGGAGGCGCTGAGGATCCGGGTGCACGACGTCGACTTCGCGACCGGCAGCATCACCGTGCGCGGCGGCAAGGGGGACAAGGACCGCACCGTCATGCTGCCGCGGACGCTTGAGGCTCAGCTCCGCGAGACCCTGCGCCAGCGCGAGGCCTGGCACATCATCGACCTAGCCACCGGCCACGCCGACGTGGAGCTGCCGCACGCGCTGCACCGCAAGTACCCGCAGGCCCCGAGGCAGCTGGGCTGGCAGTTCCTGTTCTCGACGCCGGATTACTGCACCTGCCCCAGGACCGCAGCGATTCGCCGGCACCACCTGCACGAGGACGGCATCCAGCGCCTGATGGCCCGGGCGGTGGCCAAGGCCCGCATCGGCAAGCGCGCGACGCCTCACACGCTGCGCCACAGCTTCGCGACGCACCTGCTGCAGGCCGGGTACGACATCCGGAGCATCCAGACCCTGCTGGGCCATGCCGACGTCGAGACCACCATGATCTACACCCACGTCCTGCCGGCCAGCCAGGGCGGCCGCGGAGTGGTCAGCCCGCTGGACACGATCGAATGCTGACACCCGCCGAGCTGGCGGCCGCCATGAGCGTCAGCACCCGCACAGTCGCCCGCTGGGACACCGAGGGATGCCCCTGCGAGTGGGCTGGCAGTCGCCGCCGCTACGATCTGGCCGTCGTCAAGGCCTGGAATCTAGAACGCGCATGCCGATCAGAAAAGACCCCGCCGGCCGCTACCACGCCGAGGTTTGCGTCGGCCACCGCCGCCTTCACCGACGCCTGCCGGTCGGTGCAACTGCGCGTGATGCCAAGCGCGTCGAAGCAGAGCTGACCCGGGCACTGCACGCAACACGGCCGGGGCGGGCCGTCGACATCCCGGGCGATCCGCCGCTCACCGAGCTGCTGGCCGACTACAGCGAGCGGCACGCCCTGAACCTGCGCAGCACCGACACGGCGCAGTTCCACGCCTACCGGATCGGCCGCTGGTGCGAAGGTCGCAGGGCGAGCGAGACGCGCGAGGTCGCCGCAGCCATCGTGCAGGACCTGACGGGCCACTACGCACCGGCGACCATCAATCGCAGCCTGGGGGCCCTGAAGAAGGCGTTGCGCATGGCATGGGAGCGCGGCCGGGTGCCGGTCGACTACAGCGGCCTCATCAAGCGCCTGCCCGAGAACAACGCGAAGACTGCGGTGCTGACCATCGACCAAGTGCGCAGCCTGGCAGACGCGGCCAGCGAGCCGGTGCGCGCCGCGATCTGGATCGGCCTGCTGACCGGCTGCAGGCGCGGAGAGGTCTGCAAGATCAAGCGCGAGGACATTGGAGACCAGGTGCTGCGCATCGAGGCCGGCAACACCAAGACGCTGCGATACCGGGAGGTGCCCATCGTGCCCGCGCTGCGGCCCTGGCTGGCCTACCTGCCCCTGGCGGTGACGTTCGAAGGGGTGAAGTCGGGGATTCGCCGGGCGCGCGTCAAGGCGGGCCTGCCGGGCATCGGGTTCCACATCCTGCGGCACAGCTGCGCGACGATCCTGCTCGCGCCACCGATCAACGCCAAGATGGAGATCGTGCGCGAGATTCTTGGGCACACCAGCATCCGGACCACGGAGCGCTATGCCCATGTCCTGACAGCCCCTCAGCGCACGGCCCTGGAGGGGCTCGGCGCTGCCGTGGATTACACCGAGATTTACACCGGAGAGGAATCAGGCTTGGCCGCCTGACTCCGTTTTACCTTGGTGGGCGGTGCAGGGTTCGAACCTGCGACCCCTGCCGTGTGAACGCAAGTGGCAGACAGGCATCACCTATGAATCGCCTGCCATAAGCGGCTTCTGGCGGCCGGATTCTGCCGTCAGTTTCCACCAGGATTTACACCGGCCGGGCCGGTCAGCGCCCCGTAGGCCCGCTCGCAGGCGCTGCCGGCGGCGTGGGCGACGTCAGCCGCTGCTGCCAGCTCGACAGCTCGATCTGCAGCGCTGCTGAGCACGTCGGCAAGCACCAGGTCGGCAGGCGCGCTTGCCTGGCCACCGGTGGCAGCGGCGGGATTGCCGGTGGCGGCACAGGTACGGGCGGCAGCGGCGCGCGCGGCGTCGCGCAGGCCGCCAGCAGCAACGCGGGCAGCAGCAGCGTCGCGCAGCGCGCGAGCCTGGGCAGTAATGGCAGCATCGACGATCTCCTGGTGTTCCGCAATGCGGCGCGTCTCTTCAGCACGAAAGTTTTCCGACGCCTGGCGGGCGCCGTCAGCCCAAGCAGCACGATCCGCGGCATGAGCAGCGAGCGCATCAGAGACCTCGGCGCCGCTTCGCCACGCCTGGATCTGCCAGCCGGCCAAGAACGCGCCCGACAGTGCCCCGAGCACGACCACCGTCACGGCCAAGGTCCTCACGACAGCGCCTCGATGGCGTGCTCGGTGTACAGGCGCCGCTCGTCCTTGGCGACCATGCCAGGGCCGTTGACCACGCGGGTGATGGCGTCCCATTGCGCCGAGTCGGCGAGGATGTTGCACTTGTTGGCGTGCCAGAACCATGCCGCGGTCAGGCACGCATCGACGGGCTTCGCGACCAGCTCTGGGTGCTCGAGGTACGGCCGGCCCAACGCTTCGGCCGCGTCCGCGTAGTTGGCGCGGCCCGTCAGCTGCTTCAGCCCCCGCCCGCGGTAGCGCCACCCGTCGCCGCTGGCTTCGTTGCCGTTGCCGAGGCGGTCGGAGTAGACCCGGTTGGCCAGCCGCTCTGGAGCCTTGACGAGCATGGCTGCGGTCATCAGGTCCGGGATGCGCGACGGGAAGATCCGCCGCAGCCGGTCAGGGTCGCGATACCAGAGACTTTCCTCCAGCGCGGTGAACGCGGACGACTCGACACGGCACTGCGCGACGAACGCGCCGACTCTCGCCGGGGTGTCAATGTCGAAGCGCTGGCAGGCCAGGGCCAGGGGCTGCACAAACTCCCGAGCCTGCGCCGGAGCGATCCCGGCGGCGATGAGAGCCTGGACGGTGACGATCATTGCTTTTTCCTTTACGGGGGCGCGGATCAGCGCACGATTTGCAGCTCTATGGACCGAGAGTCCTTGCGTCCCTGGCTCGTGACGATCGCCACAATCACACGGCCACGAGACCCCAACGCGGCAGCCTGCTGGCAGCGCACCCACGCTGTGACGGCGCCGCCTGACCGCGAGTCGCTGATTGCGTCCAGCGGCCCTTCGACGGTGACATCGTGCGAGGTGATCGTCTCGCCATCCTCCAGCCACGGGCCCTGCTCTTGAGGCGACGCAGCCCAGTCAACAACGTAGTCCAGCTCGGAGCCGGGCCGGATCTGCTTGGGAGTCGTGGTCATGGGGGGGTCCTTTAGGGTGCTGGCACCGCCAGCCGGCGGCTCTCGGCGGTTACAGGCTTGCGTCTGTTTACAGGCGTCGCGGCCAGCCGGCGGGTCTCGGCACTTACGGGCTGTCGCCTGTCGACAGGCGTCGCAGCCAGCCGTCGTGATTCAGCCTCGACGGTCAGGCGCCGCGACGCTGGCGTGGCGGATGGCGCCACACCAGGACCGGCCAGCACGCCGCTGACCGCTATGGCGTCAAGCGTCAGCGCGCCAGCGAGCTCGCTGCCGAAGTGGATGTCGTAGGCGCCAACGCCATAGCTGACGCCGTTGCGGAAAGCCCGGTAGGTGCCGGAGTAGGTGCCATTCGCCACCGGGCCGGCCGTGGCGCTGGAGTCCTCGCGCACGAATAAGGATTCCAGCCCGGGCGGCACGGTCAGAATGACAATCTGGAACTCGTCGTCGTCTTCGGCCGGCAGCGTAAGGCCGGCGTACAGGAACCCAGGCCCGTGCAGCCCCGTCGACGGCACGGCCGCGCCGCGCACGCCCAGGCCGCGATCTCCCGAGTGGTGGAAGCTCGGGACGAAAGGCGCGTCGGAGCGGTGCGTCAGGCTCATTGAACCGTGTACCTCTCGACGCCGAGCTTGCCGTCCGCCTCGCGCGTCAAGACCAGCACGCTGGTGCCGACGGCCGGCAGGTCGACGCCGGTGTAGGTGATCCGCCCGCTGCCGTCCTGCGCCAGCGATGTCGCGCCGGCCAAGCGGGTGAGGTTGGCGTCGTCGGACAGCACCGCCAGCGCGACGCTGGTGAGCCCTGTCGGCCGGGAGCCGGTGTTTCGCGAAAAGGGAAGCGTCGTGACCGATGCCGGCGCAACGCCCAGGGTGCCCGTTGGCGCGATCGCGTCGAGCACCAGCGTGCTGGCGCCCAGCACACTCTGCGCCAGACCCAGCGTGCCGGTGGGCGCGATCGCGTCAAGGTCAAGGGTGCCCGTGAGCGATCCACTGCCTGCGGAGGCGGCGCGCAGCGAGAACGCCCAGCCGGTCCAGGACCTGGTGCCCGGGAACGTGCCGCCGATGGTCACCGACGCGGCGCCGTCCTCCCGCAGCAGGTGGATGCGCATGGTGCCAGCATCGACCGTCGCCACCACGGTCGCTCCGGTCCCCGGGGTCAGCGTCGACTGCGTACCCAGCTCGACGACCATCGCGTACACCGTCTCGCCGCTGGCGCTGGACACGGTCCAGGATGGCGACGAATTGTCGGCAGCGGCATGCACGATGCCGGAGATCGGCGCCACTGCGTCCAGGCCGTCGAAGGCGGCGCCGGCAAGCACAATCTCGCCGCTGTCGTTGGTGGCGTTGACCACCAGGTTGTTCGCACCGGTGAGCGTGGTGGCGCCACGCACGAGCTGGCTGAACTTGGCGAATGTGTTGGCGCTGACCGACGACGCCGTCAGCGCGTTGCCGCCGTAGGTCTGGGCCGTCAGGCTGCGCGAGCCCGACCCATCGCCGTTGGTGGCGGTGGCCACCCCGACGACGAAGCGGCCGGCGGAGCTGCCGACGTTGACCGAGAGAGTCTGCGACGAGACGAAGTTGGTTCTGACAACGGCCAGCGACGCTGCGACGTAGTTCATCGGGTCAGACTCCCACCGGCCGGATGGCCTGGACGTTGCTGGTGTGGGCGTCGCCGACCCACAGGAAAGCCGTGATCGCGCTGCACCACTGCAGGCGGCCATAGTCGAACTGGGCCGGCTCCAGGCCGGCTCCGGTGAGCGTTTCGGACGCCACCGTCCAGGTGCCGGACAGCAGCCCGGAGGTGTCGCTGTCAGCCACGCCGGCCGGCTTGTCGAGCCGCCACAGGGTTTGGCTGCCGGCGTTGCGGTTGACCGCGTACCAGGCGCCGTTGACCGGGCAGCGCGACCACTGGCAGGTGAAGGTGCCCGGGGCGACGCCGCCGACCTTGATCGGCCAGCTCGATGCGCTGAGGGTGAGGTTCTGCCAGGTCCACGAGCCGCCAGCCTTGACGGTGCTCACCGGCGCAGCGCGCATCGTGCTGCTGGCCGCGCCGTTGCCGACGTAGACGTAGAGGTCGCCGACGATGAAGCAAGTGCTGTCGATCGCCAGCGCCACGGCGCCGGTGGCGTTGCGCCTTGTCCAGGTCAGCGTGGCCATGTCCAGCACGTCCAGCTCGGCCACGACAGCGCTGCTCTCGCGGTTGTAGCCCACGACCACGTTCTGCGCCGCGTGGTACGCGACCCCGCCGACGCTGCTGCCATCGCCCGGCCGCAGGTTGGCGGTGCGCGACCACGTCCGCGTGTCGCAGTCGTAGACCCACGAGCCGCGCAGCCCGGTGCCGGTGTTGTTGCCGGTGGGGTGCCAGGCCGTTACCACCTTGCCGCGGCTGTTGCCCGCCTGCGCGCCGGGGATGTAGACCCAGGAGTTTCGGGTGTGCGCGCCGGCCGGCGGGTTGTAGCCTGGGCGCCGGAAGGCCAGGGCCCAGTCGGCGCTGTCGCCAATCCAGTCCCCGTAGTCGTGGTTGAAGCGCGACGGCGCCGGCGTCACCCCGGCCGAGTACGAGCTCATGACCGGCGTGGGCGGAGCGTTGTCGACGATCTCCCAGAGGCGGGTCGCGATGTTGAAGCCGACGTGCCCGCAGTACTCGAGGTTCGTGCTGTGGCCGGGGGCGGCGTACATCAGGTAGATGCCAGAGTCGCCCATGCCGCTGGCGTACAGCGCGCCCGCATAGGCCGAGATTGCCTCGGAGCCCCAGCCGACCGACGCCTCCCAGGGCGCCGCGCTGGGCGCGCTGGGGTTCAGCGCCGCGTTCGAGCGCGGGTTGACCGAGTCCCGGTGGTTCTGGCTGATGTTGACAATACTGGCGGTCGGGATGGGCGTCGGGCCCACGATGCTGCCGGTGGGCAGGGCATCGTCAAGCAGCAGGCTGCCGGCCAGCGTGGAGACGTTGCTCGCCAGCGCGCCCGTTGGCAGCATCGCGTCGAGCGTGATGCCGCCCGTCATGGCCGGATCGAACAGCCCGGCCCGCAGCAGGCCGCCATCGGGCACGCTGTAGCTGACCGGGCCGGCCGTCGCCATTGCGCGCCTCTGCTCAGGCGTTGGGCGCGGTGAAGACCAGGCTCGTCAGCGTGACGTTCTGGCCCGTGGCGACCGTGCCCGTGAACTGCCAGTTGCCCGCGCCGGCACCGATGTCGATGCGCGCGACCACCGCGTCGCCGCTGGTCGTGATGTCCACGAAAGTCGGCGTGCCGTTGACGTGCGAGCCGTTGCTCTGCGTCGCGCCGGCCTCGTCGAAGTCCAGCGCGCCAGCACTGGCCGTGCCGATCGTGGCGCCGAAGGTCAGCGTCGCCAGCAGCGTGTTGCCGCCAGTCACGGCGCCGACAGCGGCCGGCCTTGTGCCGTTGTACAGCTTGAGCTTGGCGCTCGAGCCGGCGTCTGTGATCAGGGCTTGGATGATCGCGGTGCGAGCCGCAATGCGAAGGTTCAGGGCCATGGCTCAGTCTCCAGGACGTTGGGTTAATCTCATGGATGTACAGACAGGGGCCGTCATTGCTTTATTCCTTCCGGCGGCCCGTTGCGCCACCTGTAGCTGCCCGCGAGCAGGAATGCCATCAGCCCGGCCACCAGCGCCAATCGCCCCCACGGGGGCGGCAGGACCAGCAGGCCGGCCACGCCGAGCCCGAGTGCGAAGTGCTGCCAGAACACCACCGGGTCCGTTACGCCTCGCTGCATGTGGTTGATCCGGCACAGCACGGACCACAGCGCCACGAAGCCCAGGACCACCGCCAGCACATCGACGACCGCGGTCATTGCTCACCTCCGCCGAATCGGCGCCGCACAATGGCCTGGATGACGGTGCGCCCCCATTCCGGCCAGTCGTGCCAGAACATCGGGATGGCCACCGCGATGGGAAAGACCAGGTGCTTCGCCCCGCCAGCAGGGACCCAGGAGGGCACCACGCTGGCCACGATGCTGGCCAGCGTCACCGTCAGGCCCATGGTGACGACCAGGCTGCTGGCCAGAAACAGCAGCACCCGCAGCCGCGACTCTGGCGGTCGGCGATAGCAGCCGACCATGGCGCCGCCGATCCAGGCAAACAGGATGACGGCGTAGGTGCCGACCGCCTCTGCGAGCTGCGGACCGATGAGCACCGCTGCGACCGCAACCGCGACGGCGACGAAATCGTGAGCCGGAACCGTCATGATGCCCTCCCCGTCGCGACTGCGACGCACACCGTCAGCAGCCACAACCCGAGCAGGCCGAGCGGCACACCCAGCAGCGCGCTGCACTGCGGCTGCCCGGGCTGGACTTCCCAGGGCTGCACCAGCCAGGCCAGCGAGCAGCCGGCCTCACTGAGCGCCAGGCACACCGCCAGCAGGCAGGCCAGCCTGACCATCCGGCCGACCAGGTACGTGCCCACAGCGGCCAGGGTCGCCATGGTCGCCAGGGTGACGTTGGCGCCGACGTTCCACACGTCAGCCTCGGCGGTCAGCGGCGCCAGCCACCACCCGAAATGCCCGAGCCCGACCACGGCCAACAGGCCACACGCGAGCCGGGCGTCCTGGATGCGCGTCATCGCGGCACGCGCGGCCGTGGACCGGCCAGGAATGGGACGACCTCGCGCACCGTCTGCACCATCGTGCGGTCGCCGCGCAGGCGGTAGCAGGTGAAGGAAACGCCAGCGACAAGGCCAGCGGCGGCGAACAAGGCTTCAATCATGGTCATGCCCTTCGTGGCTGCGTTGAATCTCAGGTCTTCTTCGCCGTGATCCGCATGTACGAGCCGTACAGCAGTACATCCGGGTTGCCGCCCGACCTGGTGGTGCGGATGGCGAACGTCAGGGCCACGCCAGCGGCGGCCACGATCTTGTTGGCGGCGACGAACTCCTGCCGCGCGGTGCTGTTGGTCTCGGACCCGCCGAGGATCACTGTCGAACCCCCCGCGGGGGTAACGCGCCAACTGACTGTGTTGCCGGAGTCTCCCAGGACGTTGGCGGCCACCAGCCGCGCCGTGAACTCGATCTCACACGCCACCGGTGGGGTGTAGACGACTGTTCTGGCGTCGATGGTGCCAAATCCAGCGCCACCAAAGTCGTGCGTGTCCTGAACCACGACCGTCCGCAGATCGTCGCCAATGCGGACCGGTAGAACCGGCTGCGCCGGCGCTGTGGTCACGTCGTCGATGTACGCCGCCGAGACGTGCTGGCGCAAGGCCAACCGCCACCGGCCGGGCCCGGGCATCTGAACGCCCAGCACGCGGAATGGCTCGGTCGTGAACCCGACCGGGTGGGTGATCTCGACCACGTCGCCAGGCTCGTGCTGCAGGCCGATGTCGAACAGTTCGACGCCGGCCGCGAGCTTGCCGGTCGTCAGCTTGACCAGGCGCTTGTACGCCTCGCGGTAGGCCTGGCTGTGCCGGTGGATGCCGGGCATGCGGACCTGACTCAGGCGGACGGGCAAGGTGCTGCCGACGCCGAGCAGCTGCACGCTGGCGATCGCGTCCCGCCACGGGACCTGGCTGGTGTCGGTGTAGATCACCTCGACGACTGTCGGCGAGTTGCCGGCGTCGTCCATCGCCACAGGCTCGAACGCCGCGAAGTCGCCGGTGCCGAAGTTGTGGGAGTAGTGCGCCACCGGGGTGGGGTCGAGGTCGGGCCA